AAATCTTTTTCCAATCTCCAAGCAAGCCACCACAAATCAGACTCCATTTGTAGCTCACCTAATCTCTTACGCCATCCTGTCTTAAACTCAGCCTCAAAGGCTACTTTGACAGATGGCGTAAGATCATAAGCAATCTTTTTGCCGTCTTTCTTTGTTATTTCAATCTTGTGCATGTCCCACCTTTTCTTTTACGCGCTTGTTGATTTTGTTATAGCTGTTACTGGAAAAGTTACACTTGCCAAGGCTGCACTGTCTGTTGATCCTGCAATGGGTGTCCATTGTGTGATTAAACATGACATGCTGTAGCTTGGATTTGTTGAGCTGACTGTGCCGGTTACTGGTATCAATTTGATTGCCAGTTTTGACCCAATTGCATCTTCAAAAAGACTGTTCACTGAGGCTGCCGCAAAATCATTGAATATTTCCATGGAAATTGAGCTTACCTCAATGCCCCCGATCATATTCTGAACAGTATCGTTCATGGCTGTAATAGTCACAGCCTCTACTTCGCGGTTAAGACTTACAGTGCTGACAAATGAAGATATGGTTGATGTACCCACAATCACAGCTACTTTATTACCCATAAATATGGCCATATTTTTCCTTTCGCTAACCTATCAATTCCACTGAATACTGATAACTTAGGTAATCAATACTAGCGGATGTTATTGTGCCCGGAGATGCAGACACAACTCTTAAAGTTTGCACTGCACCGCTTAGTGTTTTATCAGCCTCAATAGCGGCTTTGATTGAGGTTGAACCGGATGAGCTGAGTAGCCCATCCAATCTTGATTGTCCATCTTTTTCACTCATGCGCCCGACCATAACAATTATGTTGCAGGTTGCAGAGTCAAAGCCTCTGTTGAGTGTGTAATCATAATTCATTGACAATTGACCAATAACTGCAAAAGCATTATTTGTAGGCACATTTGTAGAATCAGGGACATAATCTAAAACACGCAATCCTGTGATAGCTGTAAGAGCTGTTTTAAGATTTGTCCTTACTGTACTTGGCACCATTAGGCAATAGCAATCTTTTGATAAGCCCTAACCATTTGTGATACATCTCTGCCTACTGGGGACATGCGTATTACTCCAAGGTCACCAAGACCTAAGACACCGCCCGGAGCATCTTTGCGCTTGTATAGATCAGCTGTAAGAATTAAACAAGCTACATTTATATCACTTGGTACAGATGGCCAGCCAAACCTAGCTGTGACTTGTACTCCAGGGCGTAAGCCATTTTGTGTCAAGCCTGGAAATATTGGCCATGACTCAGTATTAGAAACCATAGTCAATTGTGTAAATGGTCTGCCTAAAGCTGAGGCTGTAAGCGGATCCATAATAAAATCTGTGTTCAAAGTTAGTGTCTTTGTGTAGGTGCCGTTGCCGCCTTCATCTACTTTTACAACAAGACCGCTTGTTCTACTAATGTCATCTGTATTAACATAAATATCTGAGTAGGCTCTATAAAGGCGTAATGTTGCCGAGGCATCTGCATAAAATCTGCGATTAGCAATCTTATCAATCGAGCGTGAAGATGACTCTACTAATTTTTCTAATAAGGTGTCATCTGTCGTATCTGAGATAGACAAGTAAGCCTTGATCTCAGCAAGTGTCGCGTAGCCGTTTGTTATAGCCATGGCCGGTATCCAAAACCTAAAGTGCTCTGGGACATTAAGCAAACTCCAATTCTTAAATACCGACCATAGTCAGGATCTAAGCCCCCTGGAAGGGTAGGGGGCTTAGAAGCTTTTTACTTAGAAGCTTGGTGTTGCCAAGCCGGTGCCGTTAATTTGTGCAATTGCTTTTGGATAGCGTTCAGCTGTAAATGCTGACATACCGAATAGCACAATGTTAATTGCTACCTTGCCGTTTGGCTCTTCAAATGTCACATAAGTAGGAGCATTTGTTTCCTCAAACAAGTGACACTCATTAGTATCTACAACAAAGATTGTGTCTTGGTTTGTAGATGCACCAATGTTTGTTGCAATATTGGCATCAACAATAATTGGCAAGCCAAGTATTGAATATCCACTTGCGCCATAGGCAGGTGTGCCATTGCCGGTTCCCATTGCGTTCATTGGGTTATAGGCGTTTGGTACTACTAATGGGCGATTTGATCCATCAACACCGGATAGGAAGAATCCTAAGCGGCGTGGGTGCATGATGATTGCGTTTGGATTGACATAGATATTGCTTTGAATTTGTTGAATCGCATCTGCAAGTTTTGGATATAGACCTGCAACTGTACCTGTAGTAGCTGTGTAAGTTACTAAGATACCGCTTGTCATTGTCTTTAATCCAAGAGGCTGACCATTTGATCCGGTGCCATTTAGGATTGCATCATCAAGTTTTGTGTTGTAAGCGCGGATTAGATCGCCTAAAACAATTGACTCAATATTGTAACCGCGTAGTAATGCTTGCTTTGATACTGATTGTTGTCCTGCAATTGTATTGACATCAACTGTCAAGGTTGTATCTGACATGTCTTGAGATACTGCGGCTGTATTTTGAGATGTTTGATAAGCCGTTGTAGTACCAGTGGAAATTTTTGACAATACAACAGACATGCCTTGTGCCGGCAATGTGTGTTTGCGAGCTGCATCTGCAAAAGGGCGACCAGCGCGAGCTAGTGGCGCATATAGATCAACTAAGTATTGAGGCACTACTAAACCTGCAAAGCTTGATGTTGAAACTGCACGCTTCTCAATTGCCATTTCTCTTTGATGGCGTTGAATACGCTCTAGCGCATCACCATCTGTTTTGAAATGTGACTTTAGTGCATCTGTCATAAAGTCATTGCCAGAGCGTGTAGTGTAAGTAAGCTCTTCACTTACAACACTGAAACCGCCAGCGCGTGACTCTTTCTTTACATCTACATTAGCATCAACCTTAGCTGCTAGATCAGCGGCCTTTTGGTTGCGCAGTTCAATATCGGACATCTGCTCAATTCTTTCATCTAACTTTTTTACTTCAAGGTTTAATGCCTCTACATTGGCAAGTTCAACCTCTGATAGATCGCGTTGCTCTTCGGCAGCACGCTCTACTGTTGATGAAATAAGAGCAGTCTTTGATTCACGCTTCTCACGCAGAGAGGCTAGAAATGTATTAGACATTTTTCTCCTATAAATTAGTTTGGTTTGTGAGAAGGTGTGACTCGCTGCAATGCAGGGTCAGGTGTTCTACTCTTTATATTATATCTGTTTTTTTAAGTTTTGTAATATTTGTACAGCTGTGTTGTATCTAGGTTTGTCATCTTTTTCTTCATCATAATCTCTATCTTGGTTTGCTATGTTTTCTGCCCAAGACTTACCAGCATCACCGCCCCATAATGCCCATGCAATTCTGCCGTTTGATGGGTAGCCATCTTCTCCGGGACTAAAACCCTCAGCTTGTTTATCTACTTCATGTCTTGCAAAAAAAGATACCATGCGATTTACTGTTTCTAAAGGCAAGTTTTTGCCACCTGCAATATCTCTAGCCCTAGCAATACCTATCTCAGTGCCACCTCTTCCAAACTGCCTACGCCAATCAAGTCCTCTTTGTGCCTCTGTCCTCATTGCGGCTGTTGGTGTAAAGCTCTCTGCTCTATCTTGATTTTGCATTGCCCACCTGTTGCAATAATAATCTGCCTGTACATTTTCTTCCCATAAACTACAATAACCTTGCTCATAAAAGTAACAGTTTGCGCAATTGCGACCCTCTGGCACATCTTCATTAGATGCCGGTCTATAGTTTTCAGGTAATTCTCTTGTGCCAAACTCTGCAATGTTAATAGCTGTTAATTGATCCTCAGCTTGAGCTTGAGTTTTGTGACAGCCTAGTAGTTCATTGTTTTCATCTTTAACTACTGCAAACCCTTCGCAATCTGGATGGTTATTTACTACGCTGTATGGCATCTAATATCTTCCTAGCTTCATCTAGTCTAGGTGTAGATTGAGGTGCACCTTGTCGGACTCCGGCAACAGCCGCCATATCTCCATAAGCTCCAAAGGTTACAAGTGATACCTCAGCTAAATGTGCCTTAATACGCTCCATCACACCATCTGGTCTTTTGCGATTCTTAATTGGCATAAAGCCAATAGATAATTGATCTAATGCGCCATCTTTGACTAATTC